AACCATTCGCAACCGGCGGAAGATCGAGATTCCGCTCAACCGAGCCCGTGAAAATATATGTCCCATACAGATCTCCGGCTGAGATCGTCGTATCGGTGCTGAACTCTAAAATCTTTTGGAGCCGAACCGCGAGATTGATATCCGCCGCCTCGTTCGAATCCGCGATGTACTTTCCGCTGAAATACAGATCCCCGGTCTGATAAGTGACATTCGTGATTGTGATCCGGCTGTAGGTCTGTTTCCCACTCCGGCTTGAGAGATCCGTATCCTCGACACTCACCGTGTAGTCCGTGTCCTGAACAAGCAACGTCCCGCCGCCCCCGGGAGCCGTCCGGATCATAAGATCCGCTCCGACCCAAAACCAATCGTGATTTAGCCCAAACACCGACGCGCCGACATTCGAATGAAGCTCGTCGGTGAACGTCGTCCCCGCGAGATTGATATCTATCTTGTCGATCCAATCACTCATGACGAAACCTCTCTGTTTTGTGTCCGGCCGTACTGTCGATCGTTGTAATAATTATCACCATAGGTGAAACCCTGCGTGTACTGCGTATCCGGGATCGTGTCGATCACTCGACATTTCAATTCAACTTCCATCTCATTCCCGTTTTTCGTGATCCCGATGATGTCGGCCTTGACCTTGCCTACATAATCGCCCGTTTGTCTCCGGAGTTCAACCTGTATGAAATCCCCGAGTTCCCTTTCGAGAACTTGCGTTTTCACGGTCATCGTGAATATCCGCTGAACGTCATCAGAGAGCGAAAGCCGCCGTGTCGCAAACAGAGCCGCGTCGGCCGCTTTGGAAATGAGCGTTTCGAATGTCTTTTGCGGCTTTACTTTGAACTGTTCAAATACCTCCGTCTCATTCGCGTCGTCGTTGTACAGAACGAACTCGTCCTCTTTCCAGTCTTTCGCATAACCGACCGTCACGGAGCCCAAAACCTCCGTCGGGTCATAATCTACCCTTGGAACCGAAAGAAGCTCGTCCCGTGCCAGTTCTTGCACGATGGGAGCGTTTTCGGCAAACACTCGGAATGAAAATCGCCCGTCGTCATCAACGATGAAATCACCCAACACGGAGGCGGCTATTTCCTCGATCAATTTGATGACCGATGTTTTCTTTTGGACGAAAAGCCCGATATCGAAAGCGAGAGCCGTGTTCCATTCCGTGAGATTGAAAAACGAACTGTTGAAATTGAGACCGACATACGAGACAATCAGATCCGCGATCACGTCGGCCGCGTTCTCGATCAGAGATCCGTCATCGAGCCCCTTCCAATCGACGAGAACCTCATCGCCCGGATTATAGTCGGCCGTTGCGAGAGTGAACGTCCCGGCCGCAAGATCCGTTCCGGACGGCGTTTTCACAACACCGTCGACCCGGACCTCATCAATCGAGTTGATCGGATGATAGGTCGTGTCGCAGAGCTTGAATGAATAGGTTGCCGGAGATCCCCCTTCGTCCTCATTCGTACAAATGACCGGCGTGTTAAGCATCTCGCCCCAACCGACCGGGATCGCCTTGCCAGCGTTCGACGGCTTAATGTCCGGATATGTGGTCGTATCAAAAACGTTCTCGGGAACCGGATTCGAGAGCCGTTTCCGTTTGTCCTGTAATTGAATACTGACGACATCTTCGCCGAGTTCAATCCCCTCGATGAAGCCTGAGAACACCGGCCGAAACTCGTCATAATCGAGATCGTCGAATCCCCATAACAGTCGACCGGCGTTTCCGAACACACCGAAATCCTCAGCAAAGCGATCGAGTTCCCCGTCGTGGTTTTCGATCTCAACACGGCCGCCCTCGAAAATCACCTTGCCGAAAAACAGCGCGTCTTTCGACTTGGAAATGCTCGGGACCGAAACGAGTCGATTCTCATATGGGAAATTGTTGTAAACGTTCCGCGTTCCGCCCTTTTTGAATCCCCACGCGATTCCGATTGTCACATCGTGTAATCGCGGATCGTCTCCGTTCGGACACCGGAGATAGAGAGCCTTTTCAGAGTCGGAATAAAAAAACGACGGATCGTTGAGTTCAACGTCCGCCTTGTTTGCCACGGAGTCGATTTGAACTCCGTCGACGAGAACCGATCCAATTCGTGAGACAATCACGACCTCGAATCCGTCGGTCTGCCATGATTCCAATAGCGGGAAATTGACGTTGAAATTGTAGAACCACACGTGGCCCTGATAGTTCGTCCATTGATCGTGAGTTTGCCCGATATCGATTTCGAGCAAGAGGATTTTCGTTGTATTCGGCTTTACCGCGAGAGTAGCAAAATCACTCAAACTTGTTGCCCCGCATGTGCCGGATGCCAATCACAAAGAGGCTCGGTCCACAACATTTGATTTGCATCCCCTCCGTTAGTCGGCCCCGTAATCAGCAAAACCCCATTATCACCGGTGATCGATCTGACTGCCTCGTTATTTCCGTATGCCGATTGTCCGCTTCGATATCTGAACCATGTCTCCCCATCATCCGTCGTACAATAGACTTCGTTATAATCCGTCGAGAGTAGAATGATCGCCGCCTCGTCGGGAGCCCTCGGGTCTCTATAATCCTCAACCTCAAGAATATTATCCCACGTTCCGGAACTCTGGAATGGAGGAACGTTTGACAACACAGTCCACGTGATCCCGTCATAACTGTATCGCATGAACCCATCCTCACCGCCTGCAATCCAACGGTTCAATCCCCACGCGATACCCTGCAAATCATCGGCAAGTCCCGTTGCCCGTGCCGTCCACGTGATGCCGTTATCTTCACTCGACCAGATAACCCCACTCGATCCAGTTCCGCCGACAGCGACCCACTGATCGAGAGTCGGAGAATACGCAACATCGGTCAAAAGATTAGTTCCCGGCGTGGTTCTTTGAGTCCAGTTTGTTCCGTCCGGTGATGTGGCAATTTCACCGTTATCGCCTACGGCAACCCAAATACCGGCGTCCTCATGAAAATGCAATCCCTGAATATCATCCGCACCGAAACCGGCGTTTCGATTCGTCCATGATGTTCCGTTCGCTGATGAAGCAATCGAATCACCACTTCCACCCGTTGCAATCGCGACCGCGACTTGCTTACTCGAAGAGGACCGTATTCGCCTCAAAGTATCTGTTCCGAGAACGGTTGTCGCCGCCCATGTTTCAACACCGGCGACGATGCCATACGGAATGACTAATCGTGTTTTTACCGAATCTCCGACATATATCCTCATCGCCGCGTTGAGTGCCGCCGATCCATCGAAAAGATAAACCCCGCCGCCTGTCCTTGCCGTTCCTCCGGCGTCTGATATTCTTGCGTTTGCCATTCTCCGGAGCAACATCCGGAGCGTCTCATTCTCCCCGGTGAAATTGCCCGTCTTTCGCCTTGCCTGATCTGTTTCCAGATCATCGAGCATCTCTTTCCGGGGATAGACGGTCGACGAGTTCTTGTACAGTTTCGCGATGTAGCGATCGTCCGAATCGTACCATCCCTGTTTCGCAGTATTCCAAGTCGGGGCCGTATCGGTGAACTCCGCCGTCAGATTCGATCCGGACACAACGAGCTTGATATAAACGACGTTCCCGTTTGAAATTGCTCCCCATCCGGAGATTGATTCGTTCGAATCGAACGAGAACAGAGCATCCCCGACCTCAACTTTTGATCCGGCGAGTATTTGAGGCTCGTCCGTTGAGTCGAGATTCGACAGACTGATTGCCTGATACCCGAGTCGCTGACTCTCGACCTGATTGATCCCGATGGTGATTTGTGTTCCCGCCATTATTTCAACTCCCGAAATGCGAACGCTCGATCTTGCCAAACGTAACCGGCGATCGTCCGGTTTTCCAACGCTTCCATCATTAAACAGTACAATATCGGAATCACCGCGAGATTGTCCTCATCGATGATCACGAAAATCGGCGTGTGAGTTCCCACGGACGCGTAGACGGCGAGAATGTTCTGCCTCGTCGCCTCTTGCATCGTTCCCATAGAAATCGAGAACTCTTTCCGCTGAATGCCGATGTCGACATAAGCCTGACCGGTGATCGAGAATCCGGACCGGCTCTCGTCGATGATTTCCTCCGCGAAATCCCTTTGCGGTTTCTCGTCGACCTGATAGAACGTCCCGAGAAAAAGCCGCCCCATCTCGATGTAGGTATCCGGGTTAGCCGCGTCGGTCACGATGAACCGCCAAAACCTGAGATTATCCTCAGTGAAAAAATGAACAATTGAATCGGCGTTCCATGTCATCGTCTCGTCGACGGTCGGGCTCGTCCAAACGTCCGTATCATTTCCTTGGATCTTGATCGTCGCCGCGTTCGTGAAATTGTGTCCGGCGATGACTGCGACGCTCGCATCGATCCCGGAGATCGTGTCGATCTTAATCCACGCGTCGGTCAAGACGGCCGTCCGGAACGTTCTCGACAATCGGATGTCCTGAACGTTTTCCGGATCGAAATTGCCGACCTCAACCACGGACGATAGACTGTATTTGTCGAACTCGTTGTCGTATAGAATCCTCATGAGACCGCCCCTTGATCGACGATAATCCGCTTGTCCCGAGTCGCCTTTGTCACGAAATCGCTGATCACTTTCCCGTCGAGATTGATCGTCACATGTGCCATGTCTCCCGCTCCGGCCTCATCTCTCGGTGTGATCTGAACGCGCTCCCCGCTTTCGGCCAGCATCGGGAATCTGTCTCCGTCGAATCCCGGCGGGACCACGAAATCCGCGCCTCTTTGGAACTTCGGAATCGGCCTTGCAAGGATCGCCGCAATCTGAGCCGCACCGGTAGCCGCCGCGAAAGCCGCCCGGATCTCGCTGAATGGAGGGGTTGCGAGAGCGTTCACGATAGCGGCCGCCGTGTTGATGATCGCGTTGAACAGAGCGAACGCCTTCGCCGCCTTCGCCTGACGTTCTGCGATCCGCTTTTGGGCCTCTTCGTTTTCACCGGCCGCCTGTTTCTGTCTTTCGAACATAGCGGAGACGAAATCACCTGTTGCCGTTGTGAACTCTTGAGCGAATTGAATTCTCAGATCCCGGAGAGCCTTTTCCTCTTCGAGCCGTTTCTCCCGCTGTTGCCTGAGATACTCATCCAACGCGTCTTGAATCTCGCGTTCCCGTTCGGCCTCGGCCTCGGCCGCCGCGATCCGCTGATTCTCAAGTTGGATCTGAAAATCGAGATTCTCAAGCATCCGTTGACGCCGCCGCTCCATCGCCGCGATCTCATCCTCTTCGGTCGCCGTGGCGAGCCCTTCGAGTTGATCCCGCAATTGCTGAACCGCCGGTGACAGAGCCGTGAATCCGAGACCCGCTTCGAGTAGCTTATTGATGCTCGATTCGAGAACCCGAGCTTTCGCGTCGATAGCGTCGAACTCGTCGCCGTAGACCCGGGATTTCTGAGTGATTATCTCGAACTTTTCGGCGATCTCGGTTTGCACATCCGACCATAACTGTTGACTTTCCGTGACCGCTTCCGTCGAGCCCTTGAAAGCGTCGATTCGTTTCTGAACCTCCGCGATCTGAGCATCGAGAGCCGCGAGTTCTTTCGTCCTGTTCACAAACGACTGACCGGTGCCGTCGAGCCGCCGTTTAAACACCTCCATCCGTTTAGCCTGTAGGTCCGTCAACTCCGCGTTCAACTTTTGGAGTTCGGCGAATCGGGCTTGCATCTGACCGGAGATCTCACGGACCCGGGCAAGATCGATTTCGGCTTTCTCGACCTTTTTCAGCCCCTTTTCGAGATCCTCGAACTGATCGACGTTCTCTTTCGCCTCTTGCTTTTGGCCCCGGAGCTTTTTGATGAGAGCCACGATCCCAACCGTGAGACCGGCGATCGCTGTGATAATGAGGAAAATCGGATTGATGTTGAGTGTCGCGCTGAATGCGATCATCGCCGTCCGCACCGCGAGAACGGCCGTCCGGACCGCCTGAAAGACTGCGATCAGTTTCCCGACGATGAATATGACCGGCCCGATCGCCGCCGCGATCAAACTGATCCGGACAATAAGCCTTTGCGTTCCCTCATCGAGTTCGCGGAACCGAGCAACCCATCCTTGAACTGTTGAAATTATTTCCTTGATCGTCGGAATGAATAGTTCGGCGAGATCCTTCAAAACGAGTGTCAGATTGTCCTTGAGAGTCGAGAGCATACCGGAGAGAGATTGTGATTGCTTTTCGATGAGCCCCGCGAACTGGCCGGTCCCGGTAGTGATGTTTTCGAGAGCTTGATTCACATCTTCGAAACCGACCTGACCGGCCGTGACCATTTTGAACAGTTCATCCGTTGCGACATCATAATGATCGGCGAGAGCTTGGAGGATAGGAACGCCCGCCTCGGTGAACATGTTCAATTCTTCGAGACTTGCCCGCCCCTTTGCGCGGAGCTTGCCAAACGCGAGCGTCAGACGATCGAGAATCGCCTGATCACCTTGAGCCGCGTTACCGAGATTTGTCATCGTCTGAACAACATCATCGGCCGCCACACCAAAGGCGAGTAGCCGCTTCGACCCCTGAATCAACCCGGGAAGTTGAAACGGAGTCGTCGCGCTGAACTGTTCAATTTCTTGTAGTAAGGATTGGGCCGCGTCGGCCGACCCGAGCATCGTTTCGAATGCGATCTGTTGCTTTTCGAAATCGGCCGCGTTCTTGAGAGCGATCCCGCCGACGGCCGCCAACGGCAACGTCAAACGAGTAGTGATCTTTTTGCCGAGATCCGTGAATCTTCGATCGAGAGCGATCGCCTGTTGTTCGGCTTTCTTGATTCCGGCGACGAGCTTATTCTCGTCCGTTGTAAGTTCGAGTACCGCCTCGCCTAACGTTTCTGCCATTCGATTTTAATCCCCATTCCGGACAAAACGGCCTCTTGCTGTTCCGGCGTCAGTTTTTTACGTTTCCGTTTCTGATCGCCCCTCGCTTCGCGTTGCCAACGCCGCATGATTGCATTTCGGTCCTGTGCTTTCAAGGCTCCGGATGCGATGGCCGTCTCTTGGACTGTTCGCAAACTTTCCTCGGCCTGAATCTTGCTCATCGTTCGGGCATAAACTTTGATGACAGATATTCGAGTATCGCCCCACGATTTTACTGTTCCGCCGTAGAACCTTTGGAGCCTCGGGATCGTTTCGGCGATGTCCGCGCCGTCTGCCGTAGAGTCATCCCGATCGTCTCTACGGCCTCGGTAAAAACGTTCAATACCTGTAGCTTTTGGCCGTCGTTGAGTTTCTCGTACACCTCATCGGGGATGTCATGGAATGCCATTCGGCACAGTTTGTCGAGTTGCTTTTCGAGTTCCCCGTTCGTGTTCTCCGCCGCCCAAAGATCGCCGAACTTCGACCCCTCACGCGCCAACCATGTGAACTCTGCAAAAGTGAAATCATCCGCGATTGCGAGATGATAGTCCTTGCCGTCGATCCGGATAACCGGACGATCCGGCGTTTCTGTTGAGAGATCGAGAACGACGTTCTCCCGTTTTTCCGCCATTCTGAACCCCCGTTTACAGAGCGTCCGCGTACTGTGCGATCAGTTTTCCGAACCGTTCACCCTCGGACGCCGAAGTGTCCGCGAGAACTCTGAACAAGCAAAGCAAACCGGCCGGATCTTCTTTGTGGTAGATCGGCGCGGGATTCTCCGCTTGATAGACGACCGGGACTTGATATTGCATCGTCAAATTGTCGCCATACGGCGAGATCCCGCGACAGAGCAACGCCCGCGTTTGAACGGTCACGCCCTGTTCGAGCCAAATCTCCCGAGTTCCCGGAACACCGGCGGCCGCCGGAGTATCGGTCAACGTCTGGAAATTGAGGATCTTCGCGTATTGCTCGATCGAGACATCAAGCAACGTCAATCCCACTGTGACGGCTTCGGATGAACGGGAAATCTTCGCCGGAGCGTTCGAACATAGAGTGAAAATCTCGCTGAACTCCTGTTCATGCGTGACCTGAACTCCATCGTCCGAATAGTTACAGTTCCCATTCGTCCCGAGCTTGGCCCAATTCCCGGCGGGTGTTTCGTCCACATCGGGGAACGCTTCCCCAACCGGAGCGAGCCACACCTCATAAGGTGAAACGATGATTTCATACGGACTCGGCATTTTTACCCTCCAATAATTTCGGTGTCAGCCGCTTTGATAGTAGCATTTCGCCATTGGAAATGCCAATCGGTTTTATCGTCACGCGCCATGAAAGGCCCGGAGTTGATCGTCACTGAATAGAGCAACGCCTCACCGACGCGCGTCCGTGTAAGATTTTTTAATACTGAATAGACCGCACGATCAACCTCGCCCGCCTCGTAATACGATCGACCATACGAAAAAATGTTGAACCGGGGAGACGAAAGAGGCAAACACGACGCCACGACGAGCCCGCCGTCATACTGAACAACGACCGCCTTTTGTGGCATGTGTTCGATCTCGCGTTCGGGCAGTTCCCCTCCGAACACTCTTTGATCGACCTGATCTGTCACATCGGAGTGACTCAACAGGTAATTGCACACCGCCGCCAACGCATCAATCATACAATCCCCCGGAGACGCCTTGCGAGCGTCGGATACCACTGATCGGCCGCGTTTCGAAGCGGCCTATATTCTGGAATGTATACCGTTCCGAGTTCAAGGTAAATCGCATAGTTGACGTTGAACGCTCCCCAAAATCCGACTTTCTTTCCCGCGCGTTCAATAACTGGCCGGAGCCTGATCGACCCTTGAAAGGTGCCGGTGACAACCCTCGGCGGATGCTGATGTTTCGCTTCGTTGATACAATCGGCCATGACGCCCGTCATCGCCTTTTTTGTTTCCGCGTTGATGTCTTTGAGGATTCTGTCGCCGTACCATTTCAGAGCCATTAGTCATGATGCCTTGTTCGGATTTGAATGTGGTCCCGTCGCTTCATCACGGCCTCGATGACAAGCAAATCGAACAGTTCATTTCCTTGACGATCCGTGATGCCCTTAATCAGATCATGTTCATCGACATTGGTCGATAGCGGAACGATGACTGTCACCTGATCTGTTGAGACGATCCCGATGTCGCGAATTGATTCGGCTCCGGAGTCGTGATACGCCGTACACGGGACATCGGTCGCGATCGTTTGCCAATCGATAACCTCTTGCCCGTATTGATCGACGCCGCCTTGATTGCGTTGAATCTCACAACGCATCGTCAGAAAATGCCTTACGCCCACGGCCAGCTTTCGAGCCGCGCGATCAGTTTCGATCTCGCTCGCTCGTAATCCTCCGACGTTGCCGAATAGTCGCCGACTCGTTCTGATTTCAGCGCGTTGTACTGAATCGCCAAACGAACGAGATCCACTGCGACCCGCTTCCGCCTGTTCTCTTCGTCTTTCGGTGCATAGATAATGATCACGGAATCGCCCCACGTCGACCGGGGATTCGGCCCGTCGGTGAGTCGATCGATTTGCCTATCATTCCCCCTGAGCCTGTAATCCGTCGGATCAAGGACCGTTGAGTCGAATGAACCGTTCTCTTTCAGTTCTTCGGTGATGGTTGTGATTGATTCGGCTTTGCGGGACAAGAAAAGGCATGTCGATAAACTCGCATCGTTGATCACATCGGTCTGAGCTTCGAGTTCCCCGTGACGCTCGACGATCTCATCCTCGGCGTCATCGATCAGTCTTTGGAGCGCGTCGTCAGCGAGATCCGTCTCGATATGCTGTTTGAGTTCGACAATTGTCAACAGCGACATACGATTAGATCCTCAGAACGGCGACTGTCAAACCAGTGATGTCATCACAAGTGAATCGGAGATCCCCGCTCGAATCATTGTAGATTCTCGTCGGGAATGGACCGAGAAACTTGTCGCCCGTAGTTGCCGGGATCGTGACCACCTGTTCCTCTACTGTGAGCCCGTCGACAGTGACCGGCGTTTGGATTGTGACATCGCAATCGCCCGCCCCTGATTTTTTGAAATGTAGAAACGTTCGCCCGCTGTTCTTGACGAGATATTCATCGGAAATCGACAACGATCCGTTGTACGTTGCGACCAATCCCGCCGGGACGACTTTTTCAACGTCTAACCTGACATCCGCCATGTGCTTAACTCCCCTTCGGAATCCGGACTCTCATACGGCGACCGGCCGGACCGATCCTATTGATCCGTAGCCCCGGACACCTCTTGTTGTCCGATTCTGCCAAAACTCGATATGCTCCTTCACCCGGCCAAATCTCTGCCTGACAATTCACGCAAGCGATACTCATAGTCATCCACTTGTCGGTCTATGGACGATACTCGCCCATGTCCGGCCTTACCCTTTTCCAATTCATCTATGCGCTGTTCGAGTTTGTCCAGCAAGATGGCCATGTATTTACCTTCATCTTTTCCCATCACCCACTCACCCTCTTTTGGCTCCTCCGACAGTGACTCTTCATTGGGAAAGTTGACCACAGGTTCGCTCTCCAAGACTGCAATACGCTTTTCGAGCTTTTGCATGTCTATCCGATGCTGTCGGAATCCTGATAGCATTAGACGGCGATTTTCCCTGATCTTTCTAATGTGTTCTTGCCATTTAGGCCACATTTCCACTCCCTGTTCTTTCGGCTCCTCGGCGGGGATGAGGGTGGGTTCTTCATCAAAGGTGTAATGAAGATTATCATCTGTCTTCGTCTTTTTTCTCGTCGGTCTTTTTCTGTTTGTTGGCCGGTGCTTTTTTCTTTTTGTTGGCCGGAGCCTTTTTCTGTTTCAAACCGTATTTTTCAGCGATAGACGGATGCACCTCTTGACCGGGAGCGGCCAAAAGAAACCGTGCGTCCGGATCTCCGTCCTCGACGACCTTTGAACGATCCGCGTTCAACCATAAGCGTTTTTCGGCTTTCACAATTTCACCTCCCGAATGAATTGTTCAGTTTTTAGGTCTGAGTTCCGACAACGGTCCACGTCGGTTCAAGAGCCGTTCCCGTGTTGACATACAGAACGCCGCTGTCGACATCTTTGATCAACGCTCCGGTTTTCGCGCCGCGACGAGTCGCATCAACACCGGGAGTCGTGTTCGTGATGGTGACGCCTTCGTCTCCATCGCCTTCGAGTGAATTGTCATATAGCGAAATGACACCGACGAGCTTTTTCGCGAGATTCGCCCCGAACGTTCCGGCGAAATTGGGATTCGTTCCCGCGACGGTGAATCCGCCCGCTCCGACATTCGGCAACGCCTCGACCGCCGCCTCGAGAGCCGCGTCATCGCAATCGTAGTCAATAGGATCTGTTACAAATCCCTCGAATGCGAGCCGGAATGTTCCCCCCGTCGGTGATCCGTCGATATCGATGTCCTGAACTGCGTCAGTTCCATCGACCGGAGCGGTCCCGACTTCGATAGCGTTTGAGCTTCCCTGAATTATTGGCATGATTTTCCCTCCGTAAGATGAACTAAGGCGGGACCGGGAGATGCCCGCCTTAGTTCAAAAATGCCCTTACCCCTACGGGCTGATTTTAGATACCGGTGACAGAACAGAAAGCGGCCGGTCTGTAAACCGGCATTGCGACGCGAACGTCGGCGCGGACGGCTTTCTTTCCCTTGATGAAAAAATCCGAATGTGAATCGCTGATCTTGACCTCGATTCCGGCGCGTTCGTATAGCTGAATGAATTGATTGAAATCGCCGACGAGACCGGTGTTGAGAGTGATCGCGTCACTCTTGACGACGGGCAAACCCCACATCCTTTCCGGACCGGGCTCCGAAGGACTGCCCCAAATGTAGATACCGTCCGTGGTGCGGAGCAATCTGACGGCTTGCCAATCGGTCGGATGAATTATGATGTGTGAAGGCATGGCGCGGCCGGTGACGATGACGAGATCCATCGCCTTGTAAAACGCGTCCGGAACCGGGTCGCCGCCGAGTGCCTGAGTCTGGATACCTGGAACGTTGAGAATACCGGTGAGATTCGGCGCGATACCGTCACCGGTGAGGATTTGCCCGTCGAGCCTTTGCCTCAACATGAACTGTAGCCGCTGATCGAGATAGGACGAAACCTGAGCCTCGTCCGCGAGTTGCTCGTCCGTGACCGGGATGAACACCGCGATCTTGCGGACCGGCGATGTTTGCTCGGTCAGTTCGAGCGTTGCCTCGGGATACTGGCCGCCTTCGGCCGTCTCTGCGGCTGTGTTCGTGAAGGTTGTTTCCTCCATATACACAATCGCGGCCTGTTGCGTGTTTCCCGACGGAAGGATATCCGTCACCTGAATCGGCCGTGTCGCTATCGGAACGACGAGACCGGTCCGTGTGGTTTCCGGAGCCCAACCGGCTGTAGTTTCGAAAAGGGTTTTCAACGGAATGTCGATCATGGCCGCCGGACCCTCCGACTTGACCCGACCATCCTCACCGATGATTCCCTTGTATGCCTCGGACTCACCGATCATCTGACCGATGGTCTTCCGGGTGATCTCGCCGCCCTCGGGGAACTTTTTCATTTCCCGTTCGACAACGGTGTTCACGATTTCGTCGCGCCGCTTCGATTCCTCTTCGGCGTTGACGAGTTCGACGAGCTTTTCGATGTCGCCCATGAGTTCGCCGAGTTCGTCATTCATTTTCCGAATGGTCTCGGCCTTTGCCTGAGTGTCGCCCTCGATCGCTGTTACCTGATCGAGATCCATTTCGTCGCCCGCTTGCTCGAATACTTCGTGGAGCTTTTTTTGCTTCGCTTCGAGTTCGGAGCGTTTTTCCTTGAGTTCGGTTTTAACCGGCATGTCTAACCCCTTGATTGCGTAGTTTCTGGAATCTGACGAACTCGTTCACGATCGAAATCTCAACCTCGGGCTCCCATGCCGCCGAGACCGCTTTCAATCGGTCGCTCATCCCCTCGATTGCTTCGACCATCTCAACAACGAGAGGCAACGTCTCATCCGATAGCGGAGTGTCCTTTCCCCGTTCTCTCCGCGTCTCTCTGACGCTTTCCAATCTTTCCATCAGATCGGTCCACGCCTTCGTTACCTGTGATATATGATCCGGCAATTTCACCTTGCCGTCAAGTGATTTGATGTCCAACAGCCGAGTATCGACCCCGACCCCCATGAGAACCGGTGAAACTTCGTTCACGACAATCCGTTTCAGAATCCGGATGGTCTGGCCGTCGCGTTCCTCGAACTCATAGTCGATCTCCGGGAGCGCGTAAGAAAACTCTTGCAATTCCCCGACGTTTTTCACCGTCTTGTAGGTTTCCTGACCGGCGATCGTGTCGAGAAAAAACCGGCCTTCGACAATAGCGTTGTCGGCGTCCTCGTATATCTTGCCCTTGCCAACGGGCAGAGCATCGACACCCTCACGCCATGAGGCGTGTCCGTATCCGGAGATGATGACCTTTTGCTTTCCGAACGCTCCGTTGATGGTAAGATCGCCATCCGCGTCAACGACATTCATAGTGGCGAAAACGGCCTTGAACCGTCCGGCTTCATCGTCGAACTCTGCGTCTTTCAAAACGAAACTTTTCAATTCTTGCATCATTTCCCCCTTGTTATCCCATGCCGTTGAACATATGGCAAGGCGTTGATCCGCCTGATACTCACCGACCATCGTTTCGTCAGTCATGCACCGATCGATGAACTGTTGGCGATTTTCTCCGGATCTCGGTTTTGGAATTGGCATTATCTCAACAAGCCCTTTTTCCTGAGTCGCCGGTACCGTTCTCGCGTCAAAACTTTTCCGAGCTTCGAACGATGATCATGTAATGAAACCCGTTTTTCTCGTTTTTGTTTTGCCGTTGCATCATTCATATTAACTGGCACGAATCCCGGCGGAATCTGTTGCCCCTCTTTGAACTTTTCGATTGCTCCTGTTGATAAGTTCATTTTTCCCCCGTTTCTAATGTCCCTCGACTTCGGCCTGACTCGGAATCTCCCGATTGAATTGATGTCCAGTCACGACCGGCGTGAACGATCTCGTTCCGTTCGGGTGTTCCTCTTGGAGCCAGTATTCAGCGTCCTCGAACGATACGATTGCACCGTTCAATATCTCGCAAATCTCATCCGTTGCCCCGAGTTGAGCGTCGACGATTTGGATCTCGTCGATCTCCGGGACCGATCGATAAGCCTCAAGACTCGCCGCGTTCTGAGAATACTTCGTTTCGGTCCTTGCGATCACCTCGGCGCGAATCTCCGGAGTTGACCACGGACCGGCCGGGATCTGAGTCCGGATCTCCCGGGCAATATCGAGAGGATTCAATCCGGCTTCCCGGGCCTCGACGAGAGTGTTGAACAGCGCGTCATACGTTTGATCATGTAGGTCGATCAAGCCCCGACGAGTTCCGCCGAGAGCGACCATCCTGAGTTCGACTTGATCGGTCAGATTCACCGCGAGACCGGTGATTGATTTAATCGCCCGGAACGTCGCGTTCGTCACATCGAGAAAATGTGGCGAGTAGTCAAACGCCGCATAGTTGACCTCACCCGCAATCAGATCCGCATAGATCGCCTCGTCGGTGAGATCCTTCATCTCAACGTCGTCTCGACTCAACTGTTCAATTCCGCGCTCTTCGGCAATCCGGAGCCAGATCCGCGCGGCCTCTTCGCCGATCTCTTCGAACACGGCAACGAGTTCGGCCGCAAACTTCCGAGTCAATCGCCTTTCGTCTCGATTGAACCGTGCAATCAACGCCGCCTGATCATCCGGTGAAATGATTTTCACTGGCACGGCAAATTGAGCCTTGATCGCGCTCTTGTCCTCTTCGGTCGCCTCCCCATTCCCTCCGCCGGTGAATGAGATCGCTTGAGGCTCTTCGCCTTTGGGAACCGGGACTGACAACGGGCTCCGGAGATATACGTCCTGAGATTCGTCGACCTCATAGCCCATTTGTCGCTGTGCATCGGCGACCGTAACCCAACCGCCACGGACCGCCTTATCCATTCGATCGTTGAGCCGGTTTTGATCCTCTTGTAGCACACGAACTTTTGATCGATCGTATGTCAACGAGTACCGTTCGCTCTCGTCGAAATCGATCAGGAGTTGATTCGTCATGTCTTCGGAGATGATCCTTTGCATCGGGATGATGCAATTCTCGTATGCCATCTCCCGGAGTTCAGCCATAGTCGCGCCGACCTTTGTTTGCTGTAGACCCGTTCCGAACCCGACAACAGCCGCCGGGATTCCAAGGATCGCCGAAACGCGTTCCTCGGGGATGTTCCGGAGCTTGCCGAGATCCATCTCAGACGGGGAAAAACCGAACTGTTCAACTTTCGTCGCCCCTTTCATCACAAGAGGCTCGCCGCGCCGATCCCCGCCGAACTTTTCCTTGAACCACGACTTGATCCCTTCGGCGTCATCGTCCATCGCCGGTGAATCGCCTTCCGGGGAAATGACGAGTCCCGGGACACCGGCGTTTCTCAAGATCGCCGCCGTGTAGTTCGCCGCCTCATCATCCGTGAACACTTCCCGGACGAGAGAATGCAAAGGCGCGAGACCCTTCCGGATGTTCTTGTCATCAAGCCCGAATCTGAAATGAACGACATCCGAGACCTCGACATTAAACGGTTGAACGCTCCCGGGCTTGTACTCGTAATGAGAGATATATTCGTTCCCGCCCCTCGGCCACTTCGGCTCAATCATCCAATAGGGAACGTGCCACAATTCCTTGACGGCTCCCATCGCGTTCCGGAGCTTGAGCCAGTAGGCATTCCCCTGTAGTGCGAAATTGATGATCGTCGCCATCGCGAGCGTCGTCCCGGAATAGAACGGATTCGGCTTCCGGAGCAACGAGAGCAATTCGTGATCCCGGACGATTTCCTCATCCTCTTCGAGAACAACCGGAGCCTCGGGAAAGGTTCGAGCGAGCCACAACATCGGCCCCATGATGACACTCGATCCGTATCCGTCGCCGACCTCTTTTTTGTAATTGAACCTTGTTCTCGGTAATACCCACGTCCACAATCTCCCGCTCGGGAATCTCATGTTCGTGAGAGCCTTCAAAATCATCCGGTCGAACAATCCCATTATGCGATCCCCCACCTCGCCGCGTGGCGATAGATTCGATAGATCGTGGCGTCAACGAGATGATCATTTCCGTCGGCCGGGATCGGGAGCTTGTTACCCTGTTGATCCCGTTTCCATGCCCACGTTGAGAACTCTTTGATCATGTTGTACGAGCCTTCGAGAATATGGATCTTGATTGAACGGAGAAATTGAGCCGCCGCCGTTTTGTAGTCACGGGATTTTTTGCACGGTAGGACGAACCATCCCATGTTGCGGAGATCCTTTATCGATTTGGGCTCGGCCGAGTCTGCGATGATCTCATCTTTTCGTTTTCTGACGCCTTGTTCCACCATTACCGCCGAGAGTTCCGGATTTGTCAATCCGCTCGCATATACAACCTCTTGGAGCCACACCTCATCGTTATGAACCCACGCCTTGACCACGGCGGCCGGATCATCGGCAAAACCGAAATCCATCCCGTAGCCTTTGAGCGGAATCCCCTCCGGAACTTCTTTGACAATATCCCAATTGCCATCAAGGATAACGCCTTCGAGAACAGTAAACAAGCCTAAGCCCCACATCTTGTACAGCGACGGATTCGTTTTTTTGTACCGTTCAAGAACTCGAACTGTTTCCTCGGGGCAGAACGCGTTGTCGCCGTAATAGGTCCGAAGGACGGCCGTGTCGCCCTTGATCGCGAGCTTCGACAGTTCGTGTTCGATATTCAGATACCGGCGTTGAATCCAATGTTGCGAGCCCGGGATGTTTGGAATCGGATTGAATGTCATCGTGATTGATGGCGGAGGATCAACGTCCGCCGAGAGACCGGCGTCGATCGTGTCGAAATCGTCCTCGTCAAACTCGGTCGCCTCTTCCATCCAATAGTCAGTCACACCCTCGATGGATTTCAACTTTTGCGGATCGTCCGCGCCGACGAATAGGATCTGAGATCCGTTCGGGAGATTGATTTGATACTCCGATTTGTTCTCGTCCAGATACCGGGGATTGATCAGTTCGTGCAAGGCGTTCAGCATTCGCGGCCACACGGAAAGCCGAATCGTTCTCGCGACCTTCCGCATAACAACGAGTTTCCGGACATGTTCGATTACCTTGATCGAGTCGATTTGAGAGACGCCGAAACTCTTCCCGCTCCGGCGTCCGCCATAGCAAACGATATACCGGGACTTGAGATCCCGGAGTTGCATGAAAACCCTATTTATTTGAACTTTTGGAACGGCGACGTTTCCCACTCTTGGGATCAACTATCTCGATTTGGATCTTGTTCGGCAACCCGACGAGATCGCCTTTGACTTCGTGTTTTTGGACCGGCCGCCCATCCATACGATCCATGATATACTTGCCTGAGACTGTATCGCCATCGATACCGCGATCGATCATTTTCCGGACGAGTAGCCTTTTCCGGGACACGTCTTTCCCCCTGTGACGCCTCGCCGTTTTCAATTCCTGCTCGATGATGTCGGTGAACGTCTCGCCCTTTTTCGGTCGGCCCTTCGGATTTCCTGATTCTCCCGGTTTCCACGCCATATATTGCTATCCCTTTGTTTTACAATTATCCCCCGGCCGCTCTCGCAATAGCGACGATGACGATCACCACAACCGCTACCATCGAGCCGAATCCCGCCCCGAGCATCGCAACGCCACTCACCGGAGCCCTTTTGACCCATCGAAAGAATCCCTGAATCTTTTCGCCTTGCATCGTGAAAACCCTCCGTATTCGGATCTTGCCGTATGCCGTCAATTTAATCTCGTCGTCTTCCGGTGTCAACGGCACGATCGGCGGGATCATGTTTCCGGTCATAGCATCACCAACATCACGATCGCCGCAATCCCGAGCAAGATAGAGACCGTGACTATAGCGGCCTGATATCCCCGGCCGCCGTAATACCATTTTTTGAACTCCGGATCGAGATCGAAGATCGACGGATGATGATTCCCTTTCGCCTTTTCCTCGGCGATCCGTCTGTCGAGTTCTTCCCGGGATAGTGGCAGAGGCGGAGGCGTCACTTGTCCTTTTTCCTCTTGAACCATCCGCAATTATTATCTCGATTGATCTGTTGCGGGGTTCTGGAATAAGCCGCATTCGGCCCTTCGTGTGTGTCTTTCAGATTCCCCGGAGCTTCACAATACTGATCAAATAAGTTCGTGAACCTTGCACATTCTCCGCAAAACACCTTTTTCCGGGGAGCCGTATATGCCTCCGGAATCGGAGTTCTTTTTATTCGATTGATCACAAAACCGAACAGTCTCATTTTCCACACCCCCGGCAATCCATCCAATCGGCGAACTTCGTCAGTTCGTTATAGATCCGCCGACTGTCGGCCGCCTTCCGCTCGTCGGTGCGTTCCTCGCCGTTGTTGTTCGCGATCCATGACGAGATGTATTCAGCTTGCATTCTTAGAAACTCGTTTCTCTTGATTGCCACTTTTCGTTCTCCCCTTTGTCTCCCGGTCGGTCTGACGGTCCCGGAGGATTTTGTCTATAACCTCTTGCCCCCAATCCGATGACATGAACGCCGACTGCAACCGCCTTTGATAGATCCTCGATTCGGCCTTGGCGAGTTTCAGTTCGGCGAGTAGCTTCCGGTTCGTCTTTTCGAGATCCTTCATCCGCTGATGACTGATCTCATCGATAGCCGTCCGATTGATCCGCTTGATGATTGATCGCTTCCCGCCCCATGACCGGAGCTCGCCCCATAGCGTCGCCACGATGACGAAAACGAGATACGGCCACAATTGGAGGAACGTCCTCAATCCCACGATCGCCAAATAATGTACGCCGCTCAAATCCATCGGATCAACACTCCGTGAAACGGCAACCCGTATTTGTCCTTGAACCAGTTTCGCATATCTTCCCAATTCAAGAATCCGTCGCCATGTGCCAACTCATTCGGTTTCGGGCAGAATCCGAATACGAACTCGATCCCTTCATGCCGGATCGTTATTTTCTGATAGTCGCAACACCGAGCCGTCCCGAGCTTCCGAGCCCGTTTCGTCCAGAGCCCCGCGTATAGGTGAATCGTCTCGCCGATCTTGACCGGCCGTTTTCTTGGCGGCCGGATGGTCTGACGCTTCACTTTGACCCGAACCATTTCCGCGAACCGTTCGCTAAAATTGATCAGTGCCATATGGGGATATGCGGCAAGACCCGCTGACGGCGACAGCTTGGAAGTGCGGAAACCTGACTACCCCGCCACGATCCCCGTGAAAGACGCGGGCCGATGAGAGAGGCGATCTACCACTCCGCCCATCGAGCCCGCGCCGCGTCCTTCGAAAAAGAATTAAGCCCCTTTAGACACAATCCTTTGACGTGTTGTGATTCTGGTTGCGCACACAATACACGCGTTTTCTCGGACGCTACCGGTGAAACCTCTATTCCTGTTCGCCCCCTTCCATGTCAAGTTCGCCCTGTTGCGGCATGAACGTGACATTAAAATATTCGTCCAACATCGCGCCGAACGCTGACCAAAGATCCGCGTCGTGTGGCGCGTGTAGAACCACGCCGATGAGATTCCCGTCGTTTCGTGCGATGTGTTTCACATCTTTGACGAGAAATCCGTGAGAGATTGTTACGGGCTCGGGCATTCAAGCACCTCCAAGACTGGTATTGTTCATCACGTTATATCGATAAACGACATCCGCGTGATAACCGGGATCAGCGCGATAAAGCCGGAACGCGTCGACGTGTCGCGGATACGCTTTCGCGAGTCTCGCGAGATTGTTCTCATCCGCCATCGAGATGCATTCAAACAACTTTGTCATGAAAAATCCGGATTTCCGATATAGCCACTGAACGAGATCGCGCTCGCCGTCGTCCAGATGGGTAAACATTCCCATGATTTCCGAGTTACTCATTTCGTCGCCCCCTCGATTCTCACGTAAACCCGATCGTGTGACGATTGCCGCCACGGCCAGTGAACCTCGTATGTCGAGACGGCCGGATGTTTGCAATTGTGGATATAGCCGACTTGGACCGGTCCGAAGAACATCCCCGCCTCGAAATTGAACGACACGCCGGACGGCTTGTAAGAATCGAACGAGAGCCCGACCATCGCCGCCTCGATGTCACCGCCAACGAATAGAAAATTGAACAGTTCAACCCTCGCCTCAAGCGTTCCGTATAGGCCCTGATTTCGATAAAGCACATCGTAATCTGGCCAATACTCGGCGTGAATCTCCGACGGAACCATCCCGAACTCTAACGCGAAGATCAAAGCGATCCAACTCATAAGCCGCCCGTCCTCCGGAACCGGTGAAACCATCCCGGCCACAATCTGTCGAATGTCTCGATCGTGATGTGAACGTCGTTCCCGCGCCGATCAATGTAGTCCGGAAAGCGACCATACGGATCATCGATGATGAAATGGGTTACCTTGCCCTCGCGCCCCCCGGTCTCGGCCAATCCAACGACGGCCACGGCATGACCCGAGCCCGTGAAAGATCCGGAGACAACGACCGGATGTCCGCCCCGGATCTCGTTGATGATATTTTGAACTGTTTGACATGCGACGAACTGTGTGATCCGATCGCCGATGATCCGGTTGATCCCTTCGCTCATCACAGCGTGAACCTCGTTCGGATTGAGATCCTCGGCCTTCGCCCATGAGTATTGATCGCGCATCTCGTAACCCCACGGAGACCGCATCAACGCCATGACATAATCCTCGGGTTGCATTCCCTTCGGATAGTACATGACCGGCGGCTCATGCCATCTCGTCCCGGCTTGGACGACCGGAATCCGCTCCGCTTTCAGTGCCATGATGAACGATGTCGGCATACAAGCGACCATCGGATAGAACCGATTGTTGACCTGACTGTGATAGTCGTCCTTCACTGACAGATTGATTTCGTCCATTTCACCCCCTGATAATCTGATGGATCGCGGCCGCCAAAACCAAACCCCAAAAGACGAGCCCCGCGACGTTCGCCGCGATATCCCAATTCAATTGTTCAATTCTTTTCTGCGTTTCCATCCATTTGATGATCTTGTCGGCAAGCCTCATTCCTCGTTCTCCGTTTCCCGGATCTGTTCCGGCAATCCGCATGTGTTACAATCGCCGAGTTTGCCGACGATCCCCCCGGCCGAAATCTCTCGATGAAGCGATGTCCTGCATCTCGGACAACGCGGAAAGCAGATACAATCCGGATCGTAATATGTGAAATCGGCGAACCGATTTTTGACGGGAATCTCTCGCCACGGCTTCCCGCATATCGGGCAATTCCCGCCGGTCATTTCCTGAACGATTAGATCAAGATACGCCTTCGGCAAACCAGCGTCAGCCGCCTTGTCATACGTTCCCCGTTGCAATTCATTCATTCGAGCCTGATCGACTCGTTGGATTTCAATTTCCATCGCTCAACCTCTTTCGATCCGGAGCGGCCAACGCGAGCAATTCCTTTTCGATGTGTTCGTTAGCGTATTTTTCAAGAAACATTTTCGGGGATATGTTTTCCGGAATCATTTTCCTCCATCCCTTCGGCACACCCCATACGAAATGAGGATTGAATCGGTCGCCCTCTTGATAGTAGCCGATCAGGTATCCCCGTGACCACACCTCGCCGTCCGAATCGGTATACAGCCGCGCCGATCGTTTCAATTCCTCGTCACTTTCGTATATTTCCTTGATGTCGGCAATCCCCGGTGCTTTGCCCCATCGCGTAGAAAACTGTTCAATTGTAATCTCGAACAGCCGATCAAGATTCACGTCTTGCTTTTCAACCCATGATAGAATCATCAACCGAACCACGTCCGACCCGTATTTCCCATAATAGTCCTCGATTCTCTGAACAAACTCTGCCGATATCATTTCCACAACCCCCGTATCCATTCGGCCTGTTCTGGCGTCAAAGCCTTGCGATGACCGTTTTCCATTTCCTCACGAACTCTCGAATATATCCCTTCGGAGTTTAGATTTTGAATCGTAAACGGTTGAGCTTTCCAGAACTTATCGTTCCCCTCAATCAGCGATGCGTATGTCGTCAAGAGTTCATTCGCGAAACTCATCGGGTCATCTTGTTTCTCGATCTTTTTAATCAACATAGACAAATGCTTGCCTTGAATATTCCAGTTCCATTCTGATGAAATATCGATCCCTCTTCGTTCGTTGAAATACTTGAATGAATCTGTCAAAGCCTTTCGAAGTTCACCGTTCCCTGAAGGCGGCGCAGACACGCCGCTTGTTTCTTTGTTTCTCTCTTGTTTATCTCTCTTTGTTATTCTCTCTTCTAAATATTCTTGATACCCCTGTCCAATATTCTTGATACCCTGTCCAAAATATTTGATACCCCTATCAAGCGACATGACACGTTTCTCAACTTTTTTCCCATCACGGATGTATTGAATCTTGATATCGCCTTTTTCTTGCAATCCGAGTATTATTTGCGAAACTCTCTGTCTTGATAGATGAAACATTTTTGCAAAATGACTGTTTGACGCGAAACACTCATCGATACTGTCGAGCGAAGCGATTTCACATAACATCAATTTTTCCATCCACGAAAGCCTTTCATCGAGCCACAAAGCCGCCGGAATCCACACACCAAGAAACGCCCGTTTTTTCTCTTTCGCCACGTCATCCCCCAAAAATAAAAAACCCCTTCATCCGCTGTGTGGTTATCCGATAGATCGGAGCGGAGTCCGGGGCTTCAATTTTCGTTCTCTTTCGGATAACCACAATCAGATCTTACCACTTCGGCCGAGATTAGTCAACCGACCTTTTCCTCAATCTTGTGATAGATCTCGTAAAGTTTACTGACTTGCGCCGATGTGAGATCTCGTCCCTTCGAAAGTCTGTCATCGAGACTGTCTATGAAATCCATTTCCCATTCGCTCAGAAACTCGTCGTGACTGACGAGATAGCAAATCCGATTGTGCCATTTGTAACGAATCTCCGTCGTCACCATCATCGCCACCCCCGATCTGGATTGTTCGTCTGACGGCAAATCTCTTTGTTCTCCATGAGCATTTCCTCGAACCGTTCGGCCCGCTGGAAATATATCCGTTTGAAATTGGGATATTGCATATGCCACGTATGATTGACGCCGACGAGATTGAACAGCGAATGGATGAACCTCGGGAATCTTTGCCGGTTCGATTTCGTGTTGTGTAGCCGGTGATGTAGTTCCGTGATCGGAGCCTCTTTGCCGAATGACGCCGCGATCGCACACCGACCGCTCTGTTTCATCAGGATGTATCTCATTTTCGGCTCATAGTTTGGGATACTCATTTCCGCACCTCCGCTATATGAATCTGATCGGCTTCCCTTTCTTGTCGTAGAACGCGTCGCGTTTTCCCGGCCACAACGAGACGATGAGCAAAGCTATCGGTCCGACGGTCGCGAGCCCAATCATGAAAACGACGCCGACGGTTTCAATCCACGACATGACGATTCCATTTTCCTGAATCTCTCGCGATTTCCTCTCTCATTATCGCGCCAACCAACCGACTGAGATTTGATTTAATCTTAACCCTCCACCTTTGGCGCAACACGAAGATCAACTGTTCAATTTCCCTCGGCTTGGGCTCGGGCAATTTATGACCTTTGCTGTCCGCGCCGATATTGATCCACGTCGGAGAACACATCTCGATCAACTCGACGAGTAGTTCGAGATCGAACTCAAGGATCGGCTCAATCGTGAGCATCGTCTCGTAGTCAGACTCGGCGAACATGTTCATCCACGTCGCCCGAACGCCCGGGACCGGTGCCATTCCCATGACACCCGCGATCGGCCGGTTCGTTTCGATCGTCGTTCCGATCGTGACGAGTTTGGGCAATGCGTGTCGGTGTTGCCACATCCGCCGGACGTTCTCCGACTGAAACAGATACCGATTGTCCGGACTCCGGCGGCACCGCGCGAGAACCCGGGAGATCCATTCCGACGGAAGCCCGTTCGCGAACATGTCGATCGATGATCCGACGAATATGAAATTGCCTTCCCCGAGACGAGCTTTCATCTCCGTTTCATCAAGCCTCGGGTCACCCGCCGGGAATTGTTTCATATAGCAATACAGGCAATCGTGAGGACACTTCCCTTTGATCGGATTCCATGTGTGCGACACGAATGAGTACATGTTGCCTTTCGCTTCTCTCAACGGCATATCATTCCTCCAAATCTTCGATTTCGATCTGCCCCTCGTAGCAATAGAGTTTCATCTGTTTGATGAACTCGTACATTTCCCGAGTCGAATATTCGACGAGATCCACGATGAACCAAACGTCGCCGTTCTGGTAGGGTTGAACATATTTCCCTTTTCGCGCAACCGGCACCGATCCACCGATGAACGAGATTCCGAAATCGACCATCAATTGATCGAGCTTGATCGTCTTCGGAACTCCGTCCGCTTTGGCGATTCGATCGATAATAAGCATCGCGTATCCGAGATGCCGATCCGAACACCTTTCCTCGACGTTCTTTTCCATCGCCACACAAAAAATCTCCCCGTCCGCGATCGACGACAAGAACTCCCGGAGATACATCTTGCCATTGCCGTTGACGGGGAGAATTGAACCATTCGATTTTTTCATCGCACGGAACGAGATCCGATCATTCATCACATTTTCAAATCGCGTTTGACCTCGTATGCCTCGCGTAGAACTTTGAACAGTTTAACAAGCTTGATCTGACGCTCGGGCTCGACCTCTTTTTCGAGAAAGCCCTCATCCTCGGATCTCGGGATGTTGAGGATCGCCACGCGGTTGATCTTGTAGCCGTTCTCACGACCGATCTCGGCGTATGCCGACGCTTGCATTTCCATTTCCGGATAGATCCCAGAACCGGTTTTCAGATCGATCAACCAGACTTCACCGTTGATCTCGCAGATAATGTCCGACGTTCCTCCGACCCTCATTTTCTCCGAGACCAACTTGACCTCATTTCCCATCGGCGTGATCTCTTTCCCCTCACGCCATTTCAGATACGAAAGGAATCCGTTCTCGGCGAGACTCACCTGTTTTGGGGAATACTCCGACAGATCCGGTTCAACGTTTTGGAAATCGGCCTCGACCATCTCATGAGCCGCGTGACCGATCTCCGCGAGAACGTCCACGTATTCCTTGATCTTGATTCCCTGTAGACCGATCTTGTTGGCCCAATATTTCAACGCCGGTTTGTCGAGAATCCCTGTGATTGTGGTCACACCCGGAACCCACGTTCCGTCGGCGAGATAATACCGAGTGTGTTGACGTGTTTTCTTGAACTTTTCAATCTTTGCCGCCATTCGTCGCCCCCTCTTTCGCCTCTTTCTCACGTTTCGCTTTGAGTTTCTTGAACTTGTTGATTGTCGGCACGATCCCGCCCTTGCCGTTGACCACTTCCCGCTCATCGATCCATTTCATCATCTCGTCATATTCGTGATCGGATTCGATGAGATCCTCGGCGTTCATGTCCTTGACGATCTGACGAGCTTCGTCCTTGTACTCATCGAGAGATTTCGCGGGCACCGAAGGCGCGTCCTCTACGGTTGCTTGAACAGTTCCGTTTTCGGTCTCGACGTTTGTGTTCGCTTCGACGAGATCCTCATCCTGAGTGAACACGTCCGACGCGGATGTCGCTGAAATGATCGCATCGACGAATCCCCGTTTCTTTGCCATTTTCTTGACTGTGTTGTACGAGTCCGCGATGTTCGGATTCTCGATCTTTTCCCCGGTCCCTTCAGCCCGGAAGATCATCCATTGGCCTTCGGGTGTTTTTTTCGGGTAGTGACCCACGCCGAGCATCGCCCGGGCCTTGCCCGGATCTGTCTTGCGGATCTTCCAATACCCTTGAGGAACGGGATTCCCGGTGTTGATCTCCTGGCGATCTTCCCGGAATCGATATTTCGATTCCATCGTAGAACAATTCCCGACGCCTTGACCGAGAAACTTCCCGGTTTCCATGTGATACAGATCGACGATGATTTCGTATTCCCGATGGCCGTCAGCGAAATCTTCGCGAGCGATCGTGTATTTTGGTGTGATCATGAATGTGGTCCCGAGAATCTCTGCCCCGGCCTTGAACAGAAAATCCTTTTCGACTCCCGGCACCTTGCCATAATGAACGCCCTCGACCATCACGCGTTCCATTATCGCGTGAATCTTTTCGACCCTCGCGACAATATCAGCGACGCTCATTTCCATCTGAACCGCCGGTGTTTTTAGCGGTTCCGCCTTAGCAATTGCGGATGTGTTTTCATGTTCGGACAATTCCGCACCTCCAAAGATTTGATATCTCAAGTGTAGCCGAGATGAGAGATAATATCAAGCGTCCGGACACAAAAAAACCCCGGGTTTTACCCCGGGGCCTTTTCCTTCAAGCCGGTTTAGCGGGTTTCCGGTCCGTCAACACCATGTCGCGATCGATACAAGATCAACGCTGAATATTGGGCAATGTCGTATCCATCACCATAATTGATCGGCGTCGCCTGATATTTGACATCAACGACCCTAAATCCCGATCGCTCGAACCCATTGACTCGATTCGATACGTTGTTACTGAAACAGTCAGCATCCGTTTCAACGATGAACGCTATTTGCATTCCGCACCTCCGGTTCATAGGTGACCTCGCGTGTTTGCCGAATCACGGCGATCTGATGATCAGGATATTTCGCCCTGAGTCGATCCGCACATGATCGTGCGGATCTCTCGTTGTCGTATTCGACCCAATCGTAGCCATCCCAATCGATGATGAACGTGACCATTTTCGTGTACACGACTCAATCCCCCCGTTGATCGATGAGTTCCGTCGTTTTCGATTGATCGGCGCCCTTCGCCCACTTCCATCTGATACACCCGAAATCATCGACGAACACATTCTCCGCGCCGTCCGGCATGATGAACAGCCGAAACGGACCTTTCAAACTGCCGCCTGCTTTGCGACAATTGTCCCGCGCCTCTTTGATCGTGTCGCCCTTGCCGAAATAGTTCGGCACAACATAGAGCAACCGATAAAAGGACTTCGTTTTTCCCATTCTTCCGCACCTCCAATATGGAATATAGACCGGGATCTCTCGACCCCGGCCGGACTCTAACGGGTGAACACGTTCGCGATTGCGTTGTTCATTTTTTCCGTCACTGTCCCGGCTCTCGCTCGGTGTGTGGCGATGAACGTGCAAACGTTCCAAAGATCATACGCTGAAAAGCCTTGCGTTGCTGTTACCCGCTCGATCTCCCCGTCCTCGTTCCGCTCAACGACGAGCCCGTAATCCTCGGTCGCTTTCTCAAGAACCATGTTCTTGTAGCGATCGGTGACATAAGCCTCGGCGAGAAACGCCGTGAGATAGGGGTTGAAATCTTCGTTGACGAGCTTCGCGTATAACAGCTTGCCCTCTTCGACGAGCTTCGCGAGATTCTCGACAACCTTTTCGCCGATTTGTTTGAGATCCACGTTTTCGAACTTGTGGATATACCTCATACCGGCCGCGATCTTGAAAGCAACCGCACCGTTTGAACAGATCTTCCGCCACCATCCGAACCGCCATTTCAACGCTGATTTCGCATCGTAAGAATTGAACACGTTGAGTGTCGGATCGAACTCGTCGCCGTTCGGCTTGAAACGCCACTCAGGAAAACGAATAGTCGTTTTCATCTTCGCGCCGTCATTCCAAATCACCGACTCGGCTTTGGTTTTCGTTCCGATGGTCCCGAGAACACGATCAACGAACTCGACGACTCGCTTGTGTTCAACGAGTTGATATTCATGACCGACATACCCGAGATCGGCACCGGTATCCGGACGCCATATAACGTCGCGGCCCGTGTACTTTCCATCCGACCGATACAACCCTTCCCTCAGAACGGGGAAATCCAATACAGCATTATCTGACATGCCGCACCTCCAAAAAAAAAGATATGGCGAGCGACTCGCGCCGCCCGCCGGACTCTTATCCAAAGTTCTGTTGAATCGTCCGCATGTAGCGTTCAGATTCGTTGACCTCGGACTTGCCGATCTCACGAAAACCGAAGTGATCAACCTGATAGTAGACACCCTCGGGATCTTTAATCACGTCGCCGACCATCATCGAAGTGTGTCGAAGCCCGAGAGCTTCGATCAATCCGCGAGCTTCACCGCGCGGGCTCCACACTTCGCCTTGCATCTTGAAAAACACGTTTTCAAGACTGTCGCCGTCAATCACTGTGACCTGAACGTGAGTCTTTCGAGATTCGATTTCCTCAACAGTCAAATTGTCGTTGAGCATAAAATCGAAATCCGGCTTGCTGTAATAAACGGAATACTTCATTTCCGCACCTCCGAAAAAGTGATATGCCGGAGCCGAAGCCCCGGCCGACTCGATCATCCAAACTGGACGATACCGGCGAATCCGAGTTTCGCCTTGTTCCATCCGTGGCACCGCTTGACGGTTTTCCCATCGACAACGGCTTGGAGATCGAAGTAAGAAACATCTTCGAAATCACCATCGATCAGCCTCATGCCTTTGGAAATCTTGTCATAGTGGTCAACCGACGAGACTGTCGTGTGAATACCGCCACAAGATGAACAGACTTGTTGAATCGAATCCTTCACATCGATCTCAACAACCAGATCGCCACTACATGCTACTCATAGTATACATGCCGCACCTCCGAAAAGATTTGAGAAACCCCGGCCGGGATAATGAATCCCGATCTTGTTCTTGACCGTAGTTCGTGCCGGAGGATTTGAGTCACCGACGAGCGTCGGATTTATTAGCAGATTGTGTGAGAAGTTTTCAACGAGTCTCAGAATTGGAGGATTCCGATTCCCGTCATTTCGGCAACCGGCGAATGCCCGTCACCTGATTGTCCGTCTCTGAAAGATTGAACAACCCGCCTACCCCGCTGAAAAACAAGATGATCACTTTGCGGATGAATTGGATTGTTGCTTTGGCTTCTCTGGCCGACGCCTCAAGGCTGATCCCTTCCGCCAAAATCTATGTCAAAAACCGTGTTGATTGAATTGTTTAATTCAACCAACACTTTAGATTATAGTGCGGCCGAGATAAAATATCAAGGTTTTTTGGGAAAAAAATGAACTATTTATTTTTTGTTTTGGGCCTGTTTTTTCCGCCGATAATTCTCTCGCATCTGTTCACGACGCTTCTCTCTATTTGCCTCATAACGTGCGGCGGCGTCGGCCTTTTCTTTTTCCGAATGACGTTCGTATTTCCGCCTTCGAGCTTCCGGGTCATGTTTTCGTTTCGCCACGCCCGACCCCCTGTTTTAAACCGCCGCTGTCGTACAATTTTTTGCGTTTATCCCCTGTAATTTTAGCCTCGGGAAAAAAACTGGTATAGTTTCACATTTCATCCCGAATCTGCCCCGTGATAGGCAATTTTCGACGAATACTCTCTCATTGTCAATCCGCCATATTTCAGGATCTCGACGAACGGTTTCGCCAATTTGAGCCGCTTCGTCTTGCTCAATTTACATTTCGTCTCGTCGCCCTCGACGTACGACATGTCGGGATATCCTGAATACAGCGGACAATTATTGACAGAACAAACCGTGAAATTAGGACATTCGAACATCGCCCCGGTCATTTCCCATACCTCCGGCAATATTGTAAAGCCGCGAATCTCAGAAACGCCGCAAGCGACAAACCTCTTTTTTCGGCCGTCTCGCTGATCACCCTATGATGCTCGACTGTCAAGGTAACCGAGCATTTGATTTTTTTCTTGTCCATGACATAGATTTTATCTCGGCTATGAGGAAATAGCAAGCCCGATAAGAACAAAAATCGTGACCGCTTCGACCACGATTACGATCGTTTTAATTGTGTCAATCGTTTGCATCTTGTTCAGATCCGCTTTCAATCCGGTCGAGAGTTTCGATAATTCTTCGGTTGATCTCTTCGATTCTTCGAGTAGAATCCCGCGCTCCGTCAACTGCTGTTTCTGCTGTTCGAGTTGATTCCTCAATTCGGACAACGCTCTCGTTTGCCCGTTCAAGAGATTCAACTGTTCGTCGATGGTTTTCTTTTTCTCGTCCGAGAGATTCCGTAAGTAAAATATTTCGTTGTTCAACGCCGTCGACTGTTTCCTCAAGCTCAACAATTCGTCGTCGATCGTCCTGATGTATTCGTTCAAGTTCGAGATTTCGCTCTGCTGTTCTAACGCTAATGTCCTCAAGAGTAGCAATTCGCTTCCCCATAGTTTCCTTTGCGGAACTATTGAAAAGATCAAAACGAAAATGACCGGCAACACCGGCCACGGCCGCAAGAGCGAGAGCCGCGACAAACCCGATCGCCACAAACAAGATTTTTGAACCATTCAAATTACAGCCTCGTCGATTCCGAACTCGATATCCTGAGACTTGTCGATGTCCGTTGCCGTGAACGTGATCATCAACTCACCCCGATATTTTTTCGGTGCCTGATTCGTGTCGACCGCCGAAACGTCGACCTTGACGATTCCGGATGATGCCTGAGTCTTGTCGAAATCGCCGTCCTCTTTCTGAAAGATGTATGTTCCGGCTCGCTTGTCCTTCACGTAGAACCGGACCGAAGCCGTCGAAAGATCAATCGGGTTTGTGTCCGTGTCTTTGACTGCGAACGCAATCGTTTTCGCTTCGCCCTGTTTGACTGTAATCTTTGATGACATTTAATCCACCTCGACCGTCACGTTGATTTCAGGCTCGACCGTGACCGTGATCTCCGGATCTTCCGTGTCGACCGTGACCACAATCGGGTCACCCTCTATCGTCGTGATGTTGATATCGCCCTGTAGTCCGTAGCCCTTTGTTATGATCACACGCGCCGCCTTTCAAACACGTTGATGTAGGCCGGAGTTCCGTTCACGTCAAACAAATTGAACCGTGCAATTTCTGTCGTGTTGTCGTCCTCATAGAAAACCATCTGATCGTTGTTCTCATCAATGAGCCAACGACCACCTTGGATCTGATATAGAAACTCGATCTTTGTCTCAAGCGTCGTCAGATCCGCCGACTCCCATGAACCCGCGCCATGAGCCGCATCAAGTAATGCCTGAACGGCCGCCGGGATTCCACTGACAGCCGCGTCAAGGTTATTCAACAAAGCCGCCCGGACATTCGTGTATCCTTGATTCATCATCGCCACTTGAACGTCGGCTTGATCGATATCGTTCAAAGCCGCGATCGCCACCAAAACGGACGAGATCGCCGCGTCAAGATTGTCGAGTAGTGCCGCGCGGATCGTCGTCAAACCCTGATTGTCTAACGCCGTTTGAACGTCCGCGATGTCGATGTCATTCAGAGCCGCTATCGCCGCAAGGATCGCCGTGTCATCGAGAGTCTCCCATGATCCGGCCCCATGAGCCGCCGCAAGCAAAACCGCCACGTCGACTGCCGTTTGAGAACTCCGAGACGAGATCGCCGCGTCGATGTTCGCTCCCGGGAATGCCGTCGAGTCGGACAAGATCACATCCCGAACGTTGTTCGGCGCGTGACTCGATCTCGATGAAATATTCGTGTCGATGTCGTCAACCCAATCCCCGACCTTGATCTCCCCTGTCGCTGGCACATTCACGACATCGGTCCCGGGAGACTGATCGACTCGGGCCTGATACTGATCGTCGGTCGTCGGGTTTGAGATCGCCGACGTGTCGAAATTATAGAAATACTCACCGGCCGCGAGTGATGCCGATTTTTCAGTCATCGGTGTTTGCCGTGCAACCCATCCCGTCGACTTGAAAACCTGATCGTTAAAATCGAGATAAAACCCGTCACTCGCCCGGAAGATCGATATCAAGAGATCCGTCTTTCCCGTGACCGGCTGTTTCGAAGCGTCGAGCGCGAGAAACCAGATTATCTCGGTGTCGCCCGTCTGAATCCTGACTCCGTTCATTCAATCACCCCCGACACGATCGGCCTTTCGGTCGTGTAGTCGTCCGGATCTGGAACGACTTCGGTCAACAGAAACGTGTACGCGATTCTCAACCCCGCAATAGACAAAGACTCCCCGGCCTGACAAGCGTCTTGCATGAATCGAGTATGGCCGTCATACGGACCGATAGATCCGGAACATCCCTGTTCAGAACAATCGCCGTTGATCGCCTGATACCACTTCCCGCATGTGTCGCATTTCCCCAACGCGAGCCCCGGCCGCTCCGGATGGAATCCGTCTTCGAATTGAATGAAAATGTGACTTCCGTGAGTGTGCGGATGTGCCATTTCGACGAACGTCGTCTCATCTCCCGGTGTCGAGTAGTATCCCAAAACGAGATAGATTTCCGTCCAATCCTGACCGATGAACGGATTATTCTCGAACTTGATCGCCGCGATCATCATCCGGTCGAGTTCCGCGCTCTGTACAGGATTATTGAGTTTGATCATCGCCATGATTGATTGCCCTCCGATATAATTCGACGAACTGTTTCGCTATGCGATCCCATCTGAAATGACTCGCTCTCTCAAGCCCGAGCGTTGCAAGATCCGTCCGATGTTCAATTGATTTCATGACCCTTAACGCCGTGTTGATGTCGTCAGCCGAATCCGGCCTGATGATCAAAGCATATTCGTTTTCGCCGTCGACAACAACCTCACCGAGCCCCTCGACCTCAGTAGAGATCAGCGGAACGCCCATCGCCATGTGTTCGAGAGCAACGATCCCGAAAGGCTCGTTGATGGACGGCATGAGCCCGACATCGGCCGCCGCGTATAGATCGAACAGTTCAATTCCTTTCTGGAATCCAACCCACTGAATCCGCTCCGGATATTGTCGAATCAACTGTTTAATTTTTTTCGTGACAATCCAGTTCTCGCGGATCTTTTTCGTATCCGCGTTCACTTCCCCAACGAGAACGACACAATACCCATTGTCATGATCCTCGACCGCTCGAAGCAACGGCCGAATGCCCTTCATGTCAGCGATTCGGCCAACGAACAAGGCGATCTCGCGATCCGGAAGATTGTGCCTGATCCGGGCTCGCTTCCCGTCACCGGCTCCCGGGTGCCATTCGTCGAGCCTGATCCCATTCGAAATGACAGCGATATCTCGATCGACCATGAACGTTTTCCGCAACACATCGGCATAGGCCCGAGACGAGACGACTACTTGATCGCTCCGTGTCACAAGATGGGCCTCTTGTTGGCAACAATACAGATATTGCTCCGGCGGGCCGCCCTTGACTGTGAATGCCCCGGTACTGTCGCCGATCTGAGTCAAACAGAGATGAACCGCCGAGAGTAGCGGGATTTTCATCGCATCCCTGACCGCTTGTCCGACCTGAAAAGCGTCCCAATCATGGACGTGAACGATATCCCATCGAGCCCCTTCGGCCATGAGCGACATCAACGTTCTCATCATTTGGATGTCGTTCGTCATCATACACGAAACATCCGCGCGTCTCGGTTTCCAACAGACGAGTTTATCGGACGTGAACTTTCGGACCCCGTAGTAATTTTTTGGCCGATCTCCCGGGCCGATCGTAATCATGTCGATCTCAACCTCGGCGAGTTTTGCCATTTCCCGATAGAGTTCCTTGACGTGAGTTCCTCGGCCGCCGATGAGAACCTCCGGATCTTCGCATGTGACAACAAGAACTCTCATCCGATCACCGCCACCTCGCCCCAACAATTGAGCGTCAGATTCCCGGCCGTGTAGTTAGTCCATTCGGTCCGGAGATACCGGGGAGACGTTCCAGTCAAATATGCCTCGGTCAGCGAGATCCCGAGCCCCGTTGAACTGAATATCTTATGACTGAGATTGAGCGCACCTGACGGCTTCGAATAGACAGCGTTGTATGCCGTCCGTGTGATTGATGAATCGCCGCCGATCGACATCGTTGTCGTATAGGTTGAGAACCCCATCGCGAGACCGGTCACGCCTGCCTTGCCCGATCCCTCGGCCACGGTCCGGATCGACCGGAAAGAGAACATAACAACGCCCGCCTCATCCGGGATCGTGATCAACCAAACCCCCGGACCCCCGGGAAGCGGCGGAACAACGAGCGACGTGTTCGCGACCTCGACATTCTCGGGTTGATCGTGATGATCATCGAGCCCGATGTTGATCAAGAGATCGTGATCCGGAATGTGTTCCAGAAAATTAGACAGTTTCATTTCACCATCACTGTCCCGTAGCAGAGCATTATCCGAGCGATCGGCCTGTGATTGTAGAACTCAAGAACCGCCTCGTCGGTTGCTGTGTCGATATACGCATCCCGAAGCCGGACCATTCCCCCGAACAGATTCGGCGTGAGATACGCGTCGCCGTGGAGCCTCGAATACCCGCCCATGTACGATGTCGGATACCCGGACCCGTATGGTTTCATCGACCATCCGCTCGACTCTTGCGGAGTGTCAGTACCGAACACGACAACGCCGGTGTGTCCCTGAACGCCGACGGATTGATTGCCCCGGAGAACTGCCCGAAGAACCTTGAATCCGGACGCCCCGAGAACCGTCCGATGTTCATATGCGCTCAACGCCGGGATCGATTGAGAGTTGATGATTACCCGATAGGATACGCCTTGAGGATGGTGATCGTTCACGCCCTGACTTTGCGTGAGATCATGATCGCCCAAAACTTCCCGATTTGCGAGCCTCAATATGCCAACACCTGACCTTTCACCCAAAGAGTCGCGTTTGTCACGGTCGGATTGTGAAACCGAATCCGGACAACATCGTTCGCCACGTCCGCGAAGATCCACGCATCCCGGACGTTGATATACCGATTCGAGATTCCCGTGTTGCTGTCGAAAATCTTGTGCGAGAGATAGAGATCCGCGTTCTGTTTAGAATAAGTCGCCGCGTAGACCTGTTTCAACGACACGTCCCGGATGCTGTGGCCCATAGCTTCATCGGAATCCCGTGTCGCGTATATCTCCGCGAACTCTTTCCACAATCCGCCGCCCTGTGTTTTCGCGCCAACCAACATGATCCGCGCCACTGAATAGTTGAATGCCGGTAACGCGAGATCCATATCCCAATTCGTTCCGGCGTTGATCGCCTGAGAAGTGTTGTCGATCGTTATAGCGATCGGCTGTGCATGATGACTGTGAACGCCTATGTTCACGAAATCGTTGTGATCAACAATCCCGTCAGTATCCGGAATGAGCCGCATCGTTCCCTACACAAGATTGATCTGTTTAAAATAATTCAACCGGACGAAATCGCCCGGGGAAGTGAAACCCTCATGTTGTCCCTTGATGAGATCCACACCGGCCGCCTTGAATGCCTCGTCGACGAACACCGAACAAACGTCGCCCTGAACCTCTCGATTGAACGGAACCCATTTGACCTTGTTCCAGAACCAGCGCGTCGGATATACGAAAGCGAGAACACACAGTTTCGCGAAATTATACGGCCGCTTTTTCTTGAGTTGATCCTTGCAATACCACAAGAGTTTCGCCGCTTTCGTTTCTCCAATTTTCCGCCGCGGCTCAAGAATCAGATCACCGAGATCCGTGACGATGCTTTCCTTCACGCCATGCATGATCTTTTTCTTGCCCTTCCGTTTCTCCCGCCACACGGTCTGTTCATAAAGCATATCGTCGACCACAAGCCCGACGTGGATGTATTTGCTATCGGTGAAATACGTTATCGCCCTGAGAACGAACTTCAAAAGCCCCTTTTCCATTTGCCGGTCGAACTTCCAGAGAATCAGTGTTCCGTCTTTCATTTCCCAACCTCGGCCCTTTTCTGAACCGCTTTCGCCCCTTGGCCGAATCCGATCAACCCCACGCCGAACGCGATGCACATATTTCGAGTTGATGGATCAAGATCCTTCACCGCTATCCCGGCGAAGATCATCCCCGCGCCGACAAGATTCGACCACGCCACGGACACCCTCATCATCGACGTGTTGCCGTTGTCATCTTGGAATAGTCCTTTCACGACGAAACCTCCGACGATAATAAATTACGGTGAGATACGCACCCCTCCGGGAGCCCCGGGTGCGTCGAAATACAATAAGAAAAAAGGGGCCGGGTCTCCATCAAGATGAGACCATGTAACCTCGGATCGCATCTCATACCCCTGAAACGTCCGAACCGCCCGAACGCCAACGATCCATCCGTTTTCATCCAACGTGAAATCGAATCCCGGCGAATCGACAGTTCCGATGACACTTTCGCTCCCCTCGACATACGGATAAGGCGCGAGCATCACCTCATAGGTGATCACACCATAGTCGGCCGTCACCTCATCCCACGTGACACCGACCTCGCGGCCGAATACGATCTCGATCCCTGACGCTCTCATCACGCCAAAGGTTGCGAGCGCGATGAACAGAATACCGATAATAATCAACCGTTTCATTTCAAAACACCTCCAAAACCTTGAGCGTTAGCGACACAAGAGAGCCGACGAGAGCGACTTGTTGAACTCTGATCGCGATCGTCTTTGCCCGATTTCTGTATCCCAACGTCTTGAGCGCATCGCGTATTTCCTTGGCGAGTTTTTTGAACTCCCCTTCCATGTGTTCCATTTTCGTTTCGAGAACGGCGATCCGTTCGCCCGCTGTTGGACTCATAGGATATAACCTCGCCTCACCGCCGAAAGAACAACGTTCGCATTATTGGCGATGTATTCGAACTGTTTGCTCGCGTCAACCAATATCGGGAAAATGACGCTAATCAAAATCTGATTTTCTGTCGCTGATGTGTTTATCGCTATCCCGAGTTCAGACGTTTGATCGGTATCCGTCGCTGTATCTCCGGGCAATCGAACTTGAATGTTTCCCGCCGTCCCGCCGGAGCGATCGACAGTCAGTTTATAAATGACAGCCTTCACCCCATTCGGAGCCCATGACGCCGTGTGTGTTGCCGCCGATCCCCACGCCGTCGGAGGGGTTGCGTCTGAGAGATCCGGAGTTGTCGGCCGATCATCATACGGAATGAGCCGATGAACGGTGCCGAGCGTTTTCCATTCCGTTGAGCCCGGGATAAACGTCAGAGAATCTCCCGGGTATAGGAACTCGTATTCCGACCATCCGTTGATCGTCTCCGCGCCGTTCGCTCTGATATTGACCTTGACATTCGGCGTTCCGGCATGAATCACCGTAATCGGCCAACCATTCGCAACCGGCGGAAGATCGAGATTCCGCTCAACCGAGCCCGTGAAAATATATGTCCCATACAGATCTCCGGCTGAGATCGTCGTATCGGTGCTGAACTCTAAAATCTTTTGGAGCCGAACCGCGAGATTGATAT